ACCGAAAACGGAGCTCGCCTATAGGGTACCCGCATCAAGGCTCACCAGACGTAAACTTAACGAAGGCGAAACCGAAAAAGAACTAGAAGGATTAGATACGACTATTGACTGGAAAAATACAGGAGATAACTCTTATGATGGTGAAAAGCTAAAACTATTAGTTCACGATGAGAGTGGTAAGTGGGAAAGACCAGATAATATATTAAATAACTGGAGAGTTACAAAAACTTGTTTACGTTTAGGTAGTAAGATCGTTGGTAAATGTATGATGGGATCAACGTCCAATGCTTTAGAAAAAGGTGGTGGAAACTTTAAAAAACTTTATTATGCATCAGACGTCACAAATAGAAACCGCAATGGGCAGACTAGCTCAGGACTATATTCTTTGTTCATACCTATGGAATGGAACTACGAAGGATTCATTGATTCTTTTGGATTACCTGTATTTGATAACCCAAAAAAAGAAACTAAAGACCCAGGCGGTGATTTAATAACTCACGGAGTTATAGAGCATTGGGAAAATGAAGTAGAAGGATTAAAGAACGATCAAGACGGATTAAATGAATATTACCGTCAGTTTCCAAGAACAGAGAAGCACGCCTTCAGAGATGAGGCTAAACTATCTTTGTTTAACTTGACTAAAATATACGAGCAAATAGATCATAATGAAGAGTTTGCAAACACTAAAACCGTCACTAGAGGAAGTTTTCAATGGGAAAACGGTGTTAAAGATACTAGAGTTATATTTACTCCAAACAAAGACGGTAGATTTTTAGTTAGCTGGGTTCCACCTACAAATCTCCAAAACCGTGTGATAGTAAAGAATGGGATTAAGTTTGCAGGTAATGAACACATAGGAGCTTTTGGATGTGATAGCTATGATATATCAGGTACAGTTGATAACAGAGGTTCTAAAGGTGCTTTACACGGTTTAACTAAGTTTAGCATGGAAAATGCTCCAGCTAATATGTTTTTTTTAGAATATGTTGCTAGACCACAGACTGCTGAAATGTTTTTTGAAGATGTATTAATGGCTTGTATATTTTATGGTATGCCAATACTAGCAGAGAACAATAAACCTAGACTTTTATACTATTTTAAAAGAAGAGGTTACAGAGGGTTTTCTATAAATAGACCAGATAAGGTATTTGCTAAGTTGTCAACAACTGAAAAAGAAATAGGTGGTATACCAAACTCAAGTGAAGATATTAAACAAGCTCACGCAGCTGCAATTGAATCATATATAAACGATTACGTAGGCGCTACTGAAAGAGGTTATGGAAATATGTTTTTCCAAAAAACCTTAGAAGAGTGGGCAAAATTTGACATAAACAATAGAACGAAGTTTGATGCAACTATAAGTTCTGGTTTAGCTATAATGGCTTGTAACAAAAACAAATACACGCCAGTATTTAAGCAAAACAAGAAACCTGTTGCTGTATCTTTTGGTAGATACGATAATAAAGGCTTTACTTCAAAAATAATACAATAAATGATTTACAAAAATGTAAACAGTACATTTCCAAGTCAGGTAGTATCTGATGCAGAGAAACAAAGTTTAGAATACGGACATGCAGTTGGTAGAGCTATAGAGAACGAATGGTTCCGTGGAGACAGGGGTGCTGGTGCAGGTGGAAGATTTGGTAATAACTGGCAAAGCTTTCATAGGTTACGTCTTTACGCTAGAGGAGAGCAGTCTGTTCAAAAATACAAAGATGAAATGTCTATCAACGGCGATTTGTCTTATCTAAATTTAGACTGGCAACCTGTAGCTGTATTATCAAAATTTGTTGATATTGTTGTAAACGGTATGACTGACAAAGGTTATAAGATTAAATCTTTTGCAACTGATCCATACGCTTTAAAACATAGAACTGATTATACTAAAGGTATCATAAGAGATATGAACGCAAAACCTTTGCTTGAAGATATACAAAACAAGCTCGGTACTAATTTGTTTTCAACTAATGATCCATCTAATTTACCTGAGTCTAGAGAAGAATTAGATTTATTTATACAGCTAAACTACAAACAAGCTGTTGAGATTGCCGAAGAAGAAGTTATAGATAACATATTAGAGTTTAATAGATACGAAGAAGTAAAGAAAAGAGTTGCTCAAGATTTAACAATACTAGGTATTGGCGCTACTAAAACTAGCTTTAACTTATCTGAAGGAGTTGTAGTAGATTACGTTGATCCTGCTAACTTAGTTTATTCTTATACTGAAGACCCTAACTTTGAAGACATATATTATGTTGGTGAAGTTAAAGGTATTTCACTACAGGAATTAAAGAAACAATTCTCTGACTTAACAGACTCTGAATTAGAAGAAATACAAAAACAACCTGGAGACAGTAATTACACTAGACAATACAATGGTCAAGATGATAATTATGATAGTGTACAGGTTTTATACTTTGAATATAAAACGTACTCTAACCAAGTATTTAAAATAAAGAAAACAGATCAAGGACTTGAAAAAGCTCTTGAAAAGCCTGATACGTTTGATCCACCAGAAAGTGATAACTTTGAGAGAGTATCAAGATCAATAGAAGTACTATATAGTGGAGCTAAGGTTTTAGGTAGTAATAAAATGCTTAAATGGGAACTAGCTGAGAATATGACTAGACCTTATAGCGATCAAACTAAAGTTGAGATGAATTACTCGTTGTCAGCTCCTAGAATGTACAAAGGTAGAATAGATAGTATCGTTAGCAAGTGTATTGGCTTTGCTGATATGATACAGATTACTCATTTAAAAATACAACAAGTATTATCTAAGATGGTGCCTGATGGTGTTTTTGTTGACGTTGATGGTTTAGCCGAAGTAGATTTAGGTAACGGTACAAATTATAATCCACAAGAAGCTTTAAATATGTACTTCCAAACTGGTAGTATTATAGGTAGATCTTTAACTCAAGATGGTGATCCAAACAGAGGTAAAGTACCTATTCAAGAATTAAACTCTTCGTCTGGTATTAATAAGATACAAGCTCTTACTCAAACTTATCAATACTATTTACAGATGATAAGAGATGTAACAGGTTTAAATGAAGCTAGAGATGGCAGTATGCCAGCTAAAGATTCTCTTGTAGGTTTGCAAAAACTAGCAGCAGCTAATTCAAACGTAGCTACTAAACACGTATTACAGTCTTTAATGTATATAACAGTTAGGACATGTGAGAATATAAGCTTAAGAGTAGCGGATATGTTAAACTTCCCTCTTACTAAAAACGCCTTAATGAATTCTATAAATTCTGTGAACGTAGCAACTTTAGAAGAGATCGAAAATCTAAATATGCACGAGTTTGGTATATTCTTAGAATTAGAACCAGAAGAAGAAGAAAAAGCTAATTTAGAAAAGAACATACAAATTGCATTGCAAACTCAGAGTATAAATCTAAGTGACGCTATTGATATTAGACAGATTAGAAATTTAAAACTTGCTAATCAGTTTCTAAAGAATAGACAGAAGATGAAGAGAGAGCAAGAACAACAAGCGCAACAAGCTAATATTCAGGCACAAGCACAAGCAAATGCTGAGTCTGCGGAAAAAGCTGCTATGGCTGAGTTACAGAAGCAACAAGCTTTAGCTCAAACAGAGTTACAAATAGAGCAAGGTAAATCTCAATTTAAGATACAGCAAATGCAACAAGAAGCTGAAATCAAAAAACAATTGATGGCTGAAGAGTTTAATTACAAGATGCAACTAGCTCAGGTACATGCAAATGCAGAAACAAATAAAGAAAAAGAAATTGAAGACAGGAAAGACGAGAGAACTAGAATACAAGCTACTCAACAGTCTGAACTGATAAATCAAAGACAAAACGATTCATTACCAAAAGACTTTGAGTCTGCGGGTATGGACAACCTAGGAGGTTTCGGCTTAGAGCAGTTTGATCCTAGGTAAGCTTATTAACTATTTAATTATATTATATTATGTCAGAAGTAAAGCAAGAGGGTGACTTCAAAATGAAGGCTAAACCTAAAAGACCTAAGAACTTAGGCAAGAAAAACGAAATAACAAAAGTGGATTTATCTAAACCTTCGGAAGAAAACCAAGGCGAAGTAATACCAGATGTTACAAAAGTAGAGATTAAAGAACCAGTTGTTGAACAAGTTGTTGAAGAAGTGGAAGCTACTGAAGAAGTAGTTGAAGAGACTGCTGGAGTTATTGAAGAAATAACAGAAGAAGAAATAGTAGAAACATCAAAAGCTCTTGAACAAGAAGTAGCTGAAGCTGTTAGAGATGAAAAGGTAATAGGAAAAGCATTACCAGAAAACATCGAAAAACTAGTTTCATTTATGGAAGACACAGGTGGTACAATCGATGACTACGTAAGATTAAATACTGATTACTCTAATGTAGATGAAAAAACATTGATTAGAGAATATTATAAAAAATCAAAACCTTATTTAGATAAAGATGATTTAGACTTAATTATGGAGGATAATTTCCAATATGATGAAGACTTAGATGAGGAGAAAGACATTCGCAGGAAAAAACTTGCGTATAAAGAAGAAGTTGCTAAAGCCAAAAGCTTTTTAGAAGAGACCAAGAGTAAATATTACGACGAAATCAAGTTGAGACCCGGCGTGACTCAGGAACAACAAAAGGCAAATGACTTTTTTAACAGATTCAACGAGGATCAAAAAGCTGCAGAAGAAAAGCATAACAATTTCTTACAAAGAACTAAGAATTTACTTAACAACGATTTCAAAGGTTTTGATTTCAATGTTGGCGAGAAAAAATTTAGATACGGAGTAAAAAATGTTAACGAGGTTGCTGAAGCACAATCTGATATTTCAAACTTTATAGGGAAGTTCCTAGATAAAGAAGGAAACATATCAGACGCTAAAGGTTATCACAAAGCTCTGTACGCCGCTAGGAACGCTGATACTATAGCGCAACACTTTTATGAGCAAGGTAAAGCTGATGCTGTAAAAAACGTTGTAGCAAAATCTAAAAACATTAAAGCTGACCCAAGACAAACGTCTAGTGGTAGTGTTTTTGTTAATGGATTAAAAGTTAAGTCGATTAGTGGAGCAGATTCATCAAAACTTAAAATTAAAAAAAGAACTTTTAACAATTAAAAATTAAAATTATGGCATTAACACCATCATTCGGTTCAATTAAACCGAGTCAAAAACAACAATTATTAAATGATAACTTTTTATCATTTAACGGTGGTACAGGAACGGGAGATTCAAACTCGTTTGCACAACAGTACTTACCTGAAATTTACGAACAAGAAGTAGAGCGTTATGGAAACAGAACATTATCTGGATTCTTACGCATGGTAGGAGCAGAGATGCCAATGACTTCTGATCAAGTAATTTGGTCTGAACAAAACAGATTGCACGTAGCATACAATGACGTGTCTAACGATTTAACAAACACTCTTACTTTCACTGTTGGTGGAGCAGGAGATACTTTTGTTGAAAACGTTATTTCTGCAAATCAAACTATTGTGATTTTAGATCCAGCTGGATTAGAATTAAAAGCTTTAGTAACTAACTCTTCTCAATCAGGTTCTACAGCTACTGTTGAGGTAGCGCCTTATACTGCTGCTAATACTGGAGCTTTAGCTGCTACTGGATTAAAGATTTTCGTATACGGTTCTGAGTATGGAAAAGGATCATCACTAGCAGATAGCGGTGTTGCTGGAGAAGGTTATAAATCTATTACTCCTTCTTTCACTCAGCAGTCTAACTCACCAGTTATTATTAGAAACAAATACGTAGTATCTGGATCTGATATGGCTCAAATTGGATGGGTAGAAGTTGCAACTGAAGACGGAACTTCTGGGTATTTATGGTATTTAAAAGCTGAATCTGAAACTAGATTACGTTTTGAAGACTATTTAGAAATGTCTGTAGTAGAAGGAGAGCTTGCCGCTGCAGGATCTGGAGCTGCTACTGCTGGAGTAAAAGGTACTCAAGGTTTATTTGCTGCAATTAAACAAAGAGGTAACACTAACGTAGGGTTTACTGCTGCTGGAGGATTAGGTACATTTGACCAGATCTTGAAAAACTTAGATACTCAAGGAGCTATTGAAGAAAACATGTTATTCTTAAACAGACAAACGTCTTTAGATTTTGATGATATGTTAGCTGGTGTAGGATCTGGATCTGTTTACGCAGGTGGTAGTTCTTACGGAGTATTTGAAAACTCTGAAGATATGGCATTAAACTTAGGTTTCTCTGGATTCAGAAGAGGTTCTTACGACTTCTACAAAACTGACTGGAAATACTTAAACGATGCTTCTACTCGTGGAGCTATTCAAGGAGATGAAGCAAGTGTTGAAGGTGTATTGATACCTGCAGGAACTTCTACAGTATATGATCAAATCTTAGGAACTAATATCAGACGTCCATTCTTACACGTACGTTATAGAGCTTCACAAGCTGACGACAGAAAGATGAAGACTTGGTTAACTGGTTCTGCAGGAGGAGCTGTAAGTTCTGACCTAGATGCAATGGAAGTAAACTTCTTATCAGAAAGATGTTTATGTGTACAAGGAGCTAACAACTTTGTATTATTTCAAGGAGCATAATTATTATGTAATTCTTACCCTCGTTATATCAACGGGGGTAATTATTACCCTTATTAAACTATTAAATTTTATTATATTATGGCTAAACAAGCTACAGCTAAAAAAGTCGAGGTAGCACCTCAACCAATCGTAGAGACTAAAAAAGTATCTACACCAGTACAACCTGCTAAACCAAAGTGGGAAATAAAAGATAGAACGTATGTATTAAAAGGAGGTATTAGTCCACTAACATTGACTATACCATCTAAGCATACTATAAAACACTCTTTATTATTCTTCGATGAAGAAAAAGGAGAGCAAAGAGAAATAAGATACGCGACCAATCACGCGTCTATATTTAAAAGCGAACAAGAAGGAGAGGCTACGTTAGGTCACATTGTATTCAAAAACGGATCATTAACCGTGCCTAAGCAAAAACAAAATTTACAAAAACTACTATCTCTGTACCATCCTTTAAGAGGAAGAATGTACAACGAGTTTAGTCCTGTAAAAGTAGCTGAAAACGAGTTAGATATATTAAACTCTCAAATACAAGCAATGAATGCTGCTAAAGAAATGGATATTGACCATGCTGAAGCAATATTAAGAGTAGAACTAGGTTCTGCTGTTGCTAAGATGAGCTCTAAAGAACTTAAAAGAGATTTACTATTGTTTGCTAGAACTAATCCTGATATGTTCATAGAGTTAGCTAATGACGATAACGTGCAGTTAAGAAACTTTGCGATTAGAGCATCAGAAGCTGGAATTATAAAACTATCTCAAGATCAAAGAACTTTTGCTTGGGGATCAAACGGAAGAAAGTTAATGAACGTTCCATTTGATGAAAACCCTTTCTCTGCATTTGCAGCCTTCTTAAAAACTGACGAAGGAGTAGAAATCTACAGGTCTATAGAGAAAAATCTATAAAAACAAGTAATACTAATATAGTGGAGACTGCTAATCGTGGTCTCCATTGTATTATAACAAATAAATAAAATGGCAATAAACGTAGATACAGTATATAAGACAGTTTTATTAATACTAAACAAAGAGCAGCGTGGATATATGACGCCTGACGAGTTTAATAAAACAGCTACACAAGTTCAACTCGATATATTTGAACAATACTTCGAAGACTTAAACCAACAACTACGAGTGCCACAATCTGATTATGACTACTCTGATAGACAAATGAGTATTGATGAAAAGATTTCTCCATTTAAAACAGAAGGTATTTGCAACGCTGATGTAGCTTCTGGTTATAAATTTCATAATTTACCTATATTAGATTCAGATGGGAATCAAGTGATATACAATATTGCAACCGAACCAACATCTAGTCAAGTAGTTTTTTACAAATTAGGTACACCTATTTTTTCTCCACCAACAGGTTTTGATACAGAAATACAAAGACTCTCAAGAAATGAATTTTACAATATTGAAAAATCCCCTTTAACAGCGTCTACAGAAGATTTTCCTACTTATTTATATGAGTCTAACAGATTAATAATTAGACCAACATCAGTAACTACAAAGTCTACAAGCCCATCAGCAAGTGTATCTACTAGTTTTATAAGAAAACCGAAAAATGTAAAATGGAACTTTTCACTAGGTACAGTTGGTCAATATATATATACAAGCGCTGGATCTCAACAGTTTGAGTTGAATACTTCGGAGCAGGTTGAAGTTATAACTAGAGTATTATTTTACTCCGGTGTAATAGTTAGAGACCCTCAAGTAATACAGGTTGCAGCTCAAGAAATACAACAAAACGAAATAAATCAAAAAAGCTAATAAATGTCATTAATAACAGAAAATAATCAACAGTACTATGCTGGTTCACAAAGCTTTTTATCTGCCGCTGGGTCAGGGCAAACATTTACTACAACTTTTGACACTGACTTAATTTACGGTAGCTACGATCCTTTAAACGTAGATTACGCTTTAAATAACTTTAAACTATACAAGGCAGAGCCTGGGCAACTTAACTACACTGAAATAACAGGTGGGTGGGTAGCTACTGGTAACGATATATATATAACTGGTAATTTAGTAGAAAACACTAGTATTATTGTTCAGCTAAAAACTGAAACAGGTGGTAACTACGGCAATAAAGACGCTTACGGAAACACTGTTCAAGATAACTGGGGTTCATACGCTTACACTAAGCTCAACGATGTTATAAATAACTTTATAGTAGCTTATGTTGGAGCTGGTAAATTAATACCTAGCGTTAAAAGAACAGATGTTATATTCCACGCTAAAAGAGCTATGCAAGAGTTTAGCTATGATACATTGAAAAGTATAAACTCTCAAGAATTAAATATACCAAGTAGTCTCAGTGTAGCGATACCTCAAGACTACGTTAACTATGTCAATATATACTGGGTTGATAAACAAGGTGTTAAACATATTATAATGCCAACCCAATTAACTAGCAACCCTTACTCTAACCCTATACAAGATCAACAAGGTATACCAACTCAAGATAACTTTGGTAATAACACTGAAGGTACTTCTATAACAGAAGAAAGATGGGCTAATAACAATTTAAAAGAAAGAAACGAAATTAGAGATAATAGTCTATTTGGTTTTGGTTCTTTTTATGGTGAAGATGGTTATGGAGCTGGACAACTTTATGGATTAGACCCTCAGAACGCTAATATAAATGGTTACTTTACTATCAACGAAAGAGAAGGTAAGTTTTCTTTCTCATCTGACTTAGTAGGTAAGTTAATAATACTAGAGTATGTATCTGACGGGCTTTCTTCAAATCTTCATACTAGAGTTCCTAAAATGGCTGAAGAAGCAATGTACGCTTATATAAGTCACGCTATTATAGCTTCAAGGGTTAATCAACCTGAGTACATCGTAAACAGATTGAAACGAGAAAAAAGTGCTAAGCTAAGAAATACTAAAATAAGATTATCTAACATAAAGCTAAACGAAATAGTTCAAGTTTTAAGAGGTCAATCTAAATGGATAAAACACTAAAATAAAATGGCTGAAGTTAAAAATGCTTTTATAAAATCCAAAATGAATAAAGATCTTGATAGTAGACTTCTACCATCAGGTGAATATAGAAATGCTTTAAATGCCCAAGTAAGTAAGTCAGAAGGATCAGACGTTGGTTCTTTAGAAAATGTTTTAGGTAATAAGCAGGTTAGTGATTTTGGATTAAATAATCCAAACCTTTCTTCTATAGGTTATTTATCAGACGAGGTAAATAGTATTATATATATTTTTTTAACTGACAACTCTGGTAGTGGCTGGAATCCTGCAAGCAACCATTATATTGTTTCTTACAACGCTTCTGTTGACATTTCTAACGTTTTAGTTACAGGTGCTTTTTTAAATTTTTCAAAATTAAACCCTATTTTTGGTGTAAACTTAATTGAAGATTTATTGTTTTGGACAGATAACAGAAATCAACCTAGAAAGATTAACGTCACAAGCGCTGTAACAACTGGTTATTATTCTACAGAAGACAATATATCTGTTGCTAAATACAACCCGTATGAGTCTATAGAATTATACGAAGCTAGTTCTTTGTCAGTTGGAGATTATGAGTCTACAATGAAAGATGTTTTCAATATAGCTTATCCAGACGGTGGTACTTCTAAAGTTAATGGAAACCAGACTGGCACTAGTATAAGTATAACAGATACAGATATACCCATAACGGGCGCCCCAGTACCAGGACAAGTAGTTAAAAAAGTCGATGTTCTTGGTAATGTTGTAGATTTTAACCCTCAAGTAACTGTAGCTCAAACACCTGTAAGCACTTCTACTAATTTATATGTTAGTAGCACGATAACGGTTAATAACGGAGAAGTGTTAGTTTTTAACGCAAACCCATATTATATACCTAATTATAAAGGTGATCCTAAATTTTTAGAAGATAAGTTTGTAAGATTTAGTTATAGGTTTAAGTTTAATGATGGAGAGTATTCTATTATGGCTCCATTTACTCAACCTTGCTTTATACCAAAGCAAGATGGTTATTTTTTAAATAATACTTCTACAGAAGGTGACGAGGAACAAGCTTTCGCGTCTACTATAGTTGACTTTATGGAAAATAAAGTTAATAAAATAGATTTAAAAATACCATTACCTTCTTCTGTAGCTAATATAAATAGTGATTTACATGTTGAAGAAATAGACATACTATATAAAGAATCAGATGGTTTAGCTGTTCAAGTAGTTGAAAGTATACCTTATGGAAATAACAATTTTGGAGCAAGCTCTACTGATAGCTTGTTAAATGTTTTTACCTATGAGTACGAATCTCAAATACCATATAAAACTTTACCATCAGACGAAATAACAAGAGTATATGATAAAGTACCTGTTAAAGCTTTATCTCAAGAAATAATAAGTAATAGAATAGTTTACGGTAACTATCAAGACAAGCATACGCCTCCAGCTTTTTTAAACTATAGCGTTAGTTCTAGTATTAAAGAGGATTTTAACCTAAAAACAGGTGTCGCGGAATCTGCGGCGGCGGCAACGTATTCAGCAGGTGATTCTATACCTATCATTAACTCTTCAGGAACTATTATCGTAGGTAGTTTAGTTACATCCGTATATCCAAACGATAATATACCCGCGGGCACAAAAGTAACGGAGACAGATGGTTCTACGACTATGAAGTTAAGTGAAGATGTTTCGTTAGTACAAGTTGTTTCTATTGATTTTAATTTACCTAGTAACGATTCGAACAATACTGGTATAATAGAATATCCTTCAAGTAGTTTAAAAACTAATAGAAATTATCAAGTAGGATTCGTATTGTCTGATAAATTTGGTAGACAGTCTACTGTTATATTATCAAAAAATGAACAAACAGCAACTAGTCTAAGCAACTCTACAGTATTTGCCCCTTACGAAGAGTCTAATCCTATAGAATGGATTGGTAACTCATTAAAGGTTTCAGTAAACGATCCAATTGGTACATCTCCTAACAATGCTTTAAACGAGCCAGGTGTATATAATGGTGATGTAGCTGATGAAAATTACAATCCACTAGGTTGGTATTCTTATAAAGTAGTTGTAAAACAGGTTGAGCAAGATTATTACAATGTTTACTCTGCTGGAGCTATGAAAGGTTTACCTTATAACTATGATACAAATAACATAACACCAGTTCTTAGCGAGAATACATCTTTTATAACATTGCTAAATGACAATATAAATAAAATACCTAGAGATTTATCAGAGGTAGGACCACAAGATAAAACATTTAGAAGTTCTGTCGAGCTTTACGGAAGAGTTCAAAATACTTCAACTTCTAACGAACAGTTTTATCCAGGAAGAAGATCATTCACTACTTCTTCTGTAGAAGATTTATTTGGATTATTTGATGTTCAAGACTTTAAAGGTAGGTTCGATGAAGTAATACCTATAACAAATCCATTAAACGCTTTTCACGGTTTCTTCAAGTCTGACTCAGATCCTTTTATAGCAGAGATAAGTACTTCTCAAAATTCAGGATTACAATTTGGAGTTAATAATAGCTACACAGCGGTCGCTGGGTCAGGTGACGCATCAAATAACGGTACCAGTGTTCCAACGGTGACATTAAACGGAAATACTGTAACAGGTAGCATACACACTGGTAGTTTATTATTGTCCATAAACGGAAACGTGGTTGATGGCGTATACGTTGTAAGTGTAACAACTGATTCAAACCCTACTGTAACTTTCAACAAAAATGTAAGTTATAGTCCTAGCAATACATTTATTTTCTCTCAACAAGATTTTAACGATATAAACACTTTAGCTATATTTGAAACAAAACCTGTCATCTCTAGATTAGATATTTTTTGGGAAACATCTTCATCTGGATTAATAACAGATTTAAACGATCTTGTGTTAAACTCATCTAATGCTGGAGCTGGTTTTAGTAGTTGGAACGATAGTGCTTTTCAAGAAAATATAACTTTAGCAGCTAATATACTAAGTCAAGACTTTGTTCTAGTTGATAACTTTGGAAATCAAATAACTCTTAGCGCTGGTGATTCTTTTTATATAAGCTCTATTGTAGACAACGAATCTCCAACATCTACTAATGCTTTTAGTTGGTTTGAACTATACGAACCTAGCGGAGCTGGTAATGGTTACAATATTAGAGTAACTCAAAACTTTGTTGACAATGTTTACTATAGCGCAACGTCTGGTTCTAATGATTTTAACTTTTCATTCACGTCTATTATAAATGGTGTTTCTACAAACTATAGCCAAGTAGCTAATCTAACTAATGTGGCTCCAATTATGGTTGGACCATTAGGGCCTGACTCGCAGAACCCAGCTGTTTCTTATTCTACAATAGCGTCTACAACGCCTAGCATTATAGATAATTTTACAGCTACTAATGGCGCTAACCCAGCTGGTCAAAACGAAGGTAAAGACATAACATGGTCAGTAACTGCAACTAGTAATGGGGTAGATGCTAGTTCTTTCTTTGGTGTTTCAGTTTCTAATTTTCCTGAAACATCGGTCTGTAATCTTAGAAACGTAGCTACAAATGGCGCACCTACTGGAATTTACGATATAAAACTTAAGTGTATTGATGCTGGTGGTGCTTTTCAAGAAATAACGATAACTGCTCAACTAGGTGTAGTACCTGTACGTGTTACTGATTATGTTTTTAAATATAACAACGGAACTATTGAAAACCCTTCATTTGGTTTTTCAGCTGTATGTCTTTTTGAAGTTGAAAACTCTCCAGACCCAGGTAATACTAATGGTTTTTATGCTGTAAACGGTTCTTGGATTAATATTTCAAATGGAGTTACTACCATAGACTTAAAGAAAATTAACAGTGGAACAGGAGGAACTTGGTTCTACGGAACAACTAAAACTTTAGCTTTAAATCAATGGAGAAGTAGCTTCACTAATGATTTTCCTCGAAGCTTTTCAGCTGATTCAGCGACTACTTCAGCTGCTGTAACCAATAGTTCTACTATACCTTTAGATAATATAAATGGAAGACTACAATCAGGATCAACAGTAAGTGGGGTAGGTGTTAGTTCAGGAACAACTGTGTTATCTAAATCACAATCAGGTGATTCAAATCCTGTAGGTACTATAGTTGTTAGTGCTAATCAAACAATAGCTGATAACGTAGATATTCGACTAGGTGATGTTCCTGCGTCAATTTATTTAACTTACGGGTTCGAAGTAATAACATAACAAAACAAGTAATAATAAAACATATGGCAGCAACAATAGAGGTAAAATACTTTAACTCTTTTCTACTTAGAAAATACGTGGCAGGTTCGGGTGTAGTTTGGAACGGCTCTACGGGAGTTCCTCAGCCTATAGGTGGTTATCCTAGAGAGTCCAGCCCTGGTGTTGGTAGTTGGAACATTGAAGAAGCTAGAATTAGAGGTGGTTACAATAATACTAATGTAGATTACGGTGTAAAAGCTTATCTAGTTGAGGACGAGCCAAACGCTGTTGATAGAGGTAATTCTTTAATATACTCAGGTATATTTAACTCAAGAACAGGTATAAACGATACAAACGTTTTTTCAGTTGGCGCAGAGATAACAAAGTCAGCTGATCCAGCAAATGGTACAATACAGAAGTTGTATGCAGAAGACACTAACTTAATAATATTTCAAGAATCAAAAGTATCTAGAGCGTTGATAGATAAAGACGCTATATACTCTGCTGAAGGTGGAGGTAGTATTACCAATGTAAATACAACTATAGGAACTATACAACCTTACGCTGGTAACTTTGGTATAAGTAGAGACCCAGGTAGTTTCGCTGTTTATGGTTATAGAAAATACTTTACAGACAGAGACAGAAATGCTGTATTAAGATTATCAATGGACGGTTTGACTGAGATATCTACATATGGCATGTATGATTATTTTAGAGATAGATTTGCAGGTATCGATACTTCTTCAACTGAAGGTATTATAGTTGGCGGGTGGGATATATACAACAAGCAATATATAGTATCTACGCAGCCAGCTACAAACGCTAGTTTATCAGAGTATAACACGTTAACATTTGACGAAGGTGTTAAAGGTTGGACTAGTTTTTTTTCTTATAAACCAGATCAAGTATTAAGTTTAAGAAGTGACTTCTATAGTCTTTATAATGGTAAACTATGGAAACATTACTCTGAAAATGTTAATAGAGGTAATTTTTACAACACAAACAATAGTACTTCTATACAGTTTGTGTTTAACCCTAAAGTTAGCATGTCTAAAATCTTTAAAACCATAAACTATGAAGGTAGTAACGGTTGGCAAGTGACAAGCTTTAATTCTGATGAAACTGGACCGGATTTGTTGAGCGGTAATTGGTCAAGTAATTTCGACACTGCTAATATAGTTGATAAACCTACAGTGTATAGCTATGATGAAGGAGTTTATACTGAAGACGGTGTTAAATACAGAATAGGTTTTAATAGAAAAGAAAACAAATACCACGCTAATTTAGTTAACAACACTCTAGCTAGACAAGAAGAAGTTTTATTTGGTAATAGTATGACTGGTGTTAAAGGTTATTTTACAACGGTAACTGTTTCCACTGATGGCTTCACTGCGACCACATCGCAAGCCGTAGTAAATAGTGTAACAATACCTTTAAGTAATATAAATGGAGTTTTAGCAGTTAATAAAACTGTTTCAGGTCAAGGCGTAACAGCTGGTACGTATATAGTTTCTATATCAGGTAGCAGTGTGGAAGTAAATACACCGCAGACTATTCTTAACAATGCAAGTTTAATAATAGGAGGTACTGATCCAGGAGGTTTTAAAGAACTATTTGCTGTATCTTCAAATTATTCAGAATCATCTTATTAAAATATAAAAACAAAAAAATATGCCAATACCAATAGTAGCAGCAGGATTAATATCAGGCGGCGCATCGATAATTTCAGGTATTTTTGGGGCTTCAGCAGCTAGTAAAAGAGCAGCGGCAGCAGCAGCTGACAAAAGAGCTAAAGAAGCAAAATTACTAAGCCTAGAAAACAGTAGACAAGAAATAATTAATCCTTATGAAGGTGTTACAGATTTATCTTCAATGGTGCAAAACCCATATGAAAATTTAGGCGTAGCAACTCAAGCTGCAGAAATGCAAGCTGAACAAGCTGACATATCACTAGCTAATACGTTAGACACATTAAGAGCTACTGGCGCAAGCGCTGGTGGTGCAACTGCTTTAGCACAAGCTGCTCTACAATCTAAAAAAGGTATATCTGCTAGTATAGAAGCTCAGGAAGCTCAAAACGAAAAACTAAGAGCTCAAGGAGAACAACAACAACAGCGAATGAAAATGGCAGAAGCTCAGAGACTACAGCAAGCAGATGTATCTGGCAAACAGTTTGAATTTACAACTAGAGAAGCTAGAGAAACAGCTCAAATGGATAGATTATCTGCTCAAATATCAGGAGCAGAAGCTAGACAAGCTCAAGCTCAAGCAGATAAAACAAGAGCCATAACCGGTGCGGTTGGAGGAGCTTTAAGTACTGTTGGAAGTATGGCATCAGCAGGTGCGTTTACTGGATCAAGTACACCAAGTTACGATATTAGCAAATTCGGTGTAAATCAAAGCAAAGGATTTGATTTTAAAGTCTAAAAAATAAAACATGAGTTATAGAAACCCACAACAAGTAGTAGATACTCAAAGCGGTCAAGCATTTGCAGAACTACAGAAAACAATATCAGGAACTTTTGCTGGTGTTGCTAGCGCTTATAAAAAAGAGCAAGATACAGAAGCAGCTAGATTAAAGAAAATAGCTGAAGAGAATAAAATAGCAGCAAGTTATTACCAAAAAAAAGAAGATCAAGTAACTAAAAGTTTAGCTAAACTAAACGCAAAAAACCCTGCGCTTAACATAGGCGAAGAGTTTACAGGTATTGTGGATAGATATAGCGATATAATGAGTATGATACAGAACGGTACTATAACTGACTCTAAAGAAATAGCAAAGCTAAGATCAGAAGCTGCAAGTATATTAGCTATACCAGATCAAGTAACAACTAGTATAGAGTCTTTTTCTGCTAGCTCAATTGATTTAGAAAAAGTGCTACAGCAAAAAGGTAAAATGGGTGGATATGACTTATACTCTAATCCTACATTGTTGAAAGATTTACAAGTGTTTTTAGATCAAAGACCTGGTGAAAGAAAAATAAATATAAATAACGATAATGGTTCTTACACATCTTCTGTAGATATTGTTGGTGAAGATGGTAAAACTACAAACTATCCTTTATCTGTGTTAGAAAACTTTTTAAGTGGTGGTGCAGATATGATTAATAGTATTCCTGACGAAACAACTCACTTAAACAACCTGAGTAATACTTATGTGTATGATGTAGATGAAAGCACTGGAAAGAAAACTCTTAGAAATACAGTTTTAATGGGTGAAGACACTGGTTTTAATGAAAAAGGTGAGAAGGTTACTTATAGAAAAGTAAATAAAGAAGCGTTAGGAAATAGTATTAAAGCTGATGTTAAATCAAATATAGATGCTATGAAAACAACTAATGCTAAAGTTGCTTTCTTTAACAATATTTTAGCAGATAAAAACGTTAGAAATGAATTTACTGGGAAAATTGCTACCATAGAAAACGTAGATACTGATGAATTTCAAGAGGAATTTGTAAAAAAATACACTGATTATTTTTTAGCACGTCAACCAGATAGGTTAGTGGTACGTACTGAAAAAGTAGAAACACCAAAAACAAAAGAAGGTCCTATACAGACAGGTAAAGACTTTTACGATCAAGTAAGAAAAAATCCTATATCATATCTTAAAGAATACACTGGTGTAGATGCTAAGTACGATAAAGATAATAACACCATTACAATAAAAGCAGAAGATAGACAAGATGCCGATGTAGATTTAATTATTAATATGAATAATCCTGATAGTAGAATATCATTCTATACGAAACTTTTAGAGCAATCTAGAATAGCTAAAGGAGACTCTAAAGAATCTAAACTAGTAAGAAAGCAGTTTTCAGATGCTCTTAGAACAGGTACTGCAAAAAAACTAAAGCCTAAAGCTAAGAAAAAATTACCAACTGATTAAAAAAAAAATTATGTTTGAATTTGAAGGTCAACAATATTCGTTAGAAGAAATAACTTTAGCAGCGAAAGAATCTAAACTTTCTGTTAGTGATTATTTAAAAAAACACAATATTAAGAAGCTAGAAGAAACTGTAGAGCCAGTGGAAAAGCTAAAAGATGTTGCAGTAAAGGATGCAGCTGTAACATCGAAAAATCCGGAGCAAGCATCCGAGAGTATGGAATCAGGGTTGGAAGATACTTCTTCGGAATATCAAGAGCCTAGTGAAAGAGATTTATTAGTTTTTAATATTGAGGAGACTGAAAAACAAATCAATGACTACATAGATCAAGGTGGTGAGGTAAATGAATCTGACGCTAAAGTATTGCAAGGCTATAAAGATGAATTAGATGAGTTTGATAGCAAGAAAAGTGATGAGCCTAGCTTGTTAGAAAACTACATTGGTATAGGAACTAAAGGTATAGCTAGCTTTATTAAAGGTTTTGATGACATGAAAGACGCTAGTAAGCTTGGATTATTAGAATTAGGTCTTAATTTTTTCGCTCCTAAGTCGTTTTATAAAGGAACTCCAGAGGAGAAAAAGCAATTAATGAAAGTTGCTAAGATGGACGTTGGTTTAGGCATGGGTGGAGTAGTTGATCAAGGTAAATCTATTGAAGATTTTATAGATAAGATTGAGCCTATGATTAGAGAATACGAAAACGAAAGTATGGTAGATGATATAGCTGACGGTAATTATTTATTGGCTGGTGAAAGAGCTGTTGGAGCTGCTATAGAATCTATACCTTCAGTTGCTATGGCCGCGTTAGGTCCTGGTGGATTTGTTGCTTTAGGCCTTAGTACCGCAGGTAGTAAATTTGATGAAGAGTTTGAAAAAGATCCTAGCTTAAATACTGGCCAGCTAATTATTAATGCTTTAGGAACTGGAGCTATACAAGCTGGATTCGAAGTAGCCACTAGAGGTATTTTAAAAAGAGCAGGTTTTTTATCAAACAGTGGTAACAAACAAGCTGCTTTAGATTTAATAAGAGGTGCTTCTGAGGGCTTGGTAAAAAGCCTAGGTATAAACATTGCTAGTGAATCTGGATCTGAGATGGCTACAGAAGTAACTAGCATGCTTTTTGATGCTGCTACTTTACCTGATGCTGAGGCAGGAGATGTTTTTAAAAATTGGAAACAAATAGTAGAAGCTGGTATAGTTGGTTCTGTTTTTGCGACTACCGTGACAACTGCCGGAGCAGTAAAAAATACAAATGCTAAAACTGTAAGAGCTGCGGAATATATATTAATGCCAGACCAAGTTAAACAGGTTGTTGAAGAAACTTCTAATAATATATCTAAATTATTTGAAGACAGAGCTATGGCAGATGCAGAAGGTTTAGAACTTATTGACGAAGCTATACAAAATGAAACAATAAAAGTAAGAATATTAAAAGCTAAAAACAGTGAGGCATTACAAAACATGACTCCTGAAGAGATTAAAGAGTATGCTGATAATAAGACAGAAATAAACAAACTAAACAAAGAGATAAAAAAACCTGATCAATT